TACAATATCAACCTTGCCGTCTGCGTCTACTTCTAATGTAAATAAATTTGTAGTGTCATATCCGCTTTTAGCCGCATCTGCTTCGGCTTGTTTTACTACAGCATCATTTATTTCAACCTGCTTATTGTAGTTAGATAAAAGATCTCGAAGGGTATCTCCTCCTGGAACTTCTTCATCAGCTGGCTTATCAAAAATATCTTTGTATTCTTGACTGTCCATAATTTGTTTTAGTTTTACTCTGTACAAATGAGGGTACCACGTTGGGCTGTAACCTTCTGAAGCTCTGCTTACTTCTTCTACTACATAAAATCTTTTTAGTGCAGTTTCAAAATCATTTAAAGCATATTCATCACGTAGGTGTGGTAATTCAATTACATCTCCTGATATGATTTTTCTACCTAAAGTCTTTACTGTTGAATTTATGTGCATTGTCATAAACAAAGTGTCGTTGCTTAAAAACAATCCAAATTGCGATAAGTTGAAATCTATATCTTGTACGTTATAAATTCCACGTAAGGTGTAAATATCAGGATCATATTTTCTGTCTCTATTTTCTAAAAACAGTAGATCTTGTATGTTCGTTTCTGCAATGACATCGTATTTTGGAACATCTGCTGTAGCTTGAGCTGTTTCTATTTCCTTTGGACCTAGATACTTGTGTACATTTACATCAGTACCGCCAACAGTAAACATCTCATAGATTCTGTTGTCTATAAATTCGAAATCTTTGCCTTTTTCAGGTTTGTATAAAGATAGTCTTGGCATAAACATATTTATCTTACGATAAATACTATTGGAGAAACTACATATGGCAACATTATCTACAAAGAAACAAGAAGTATTTGACTACGTCAACGCTATGTTAGGCGGTGGTATGGTCGACGTTGAACTAGATCCAGTTCATTATGAAACAGCTTTAACAAAGGCTCTTACTAGATTTAGACAACGTTCTGATAATTCTGTTGAAGAATCTTACATGTTTATGCCAACTGTAGTAGATCAAAACGCATATACATTGCCGAGTGAAGTGATAGAAGTAAGAAGATTATTTAGAAGAAGCATAGGATCACGCACAGGCGGTGGAGACGGTGGAACACTTTTTGAACCATTTAATTTAGCATACACTAACACCTATTTGCTTAGTTCTAGTAACTTAGGCGGACTTGCTACATATGATTACTTCTCTCAATATCAAGAATTAGTAGGTAGAATGTTTGGATCATTTATAGAATTTAAATGGAATAGGACTACAAAAAAATTGACATTGCTACAACGTCCTAGAGCAGAAGAAACACTTTTGCTTTTTTGCTATAATTATAGACCAGATGAGCAACTTTTAGATGATTATTTGGCTGTTCAGTGGATAAAAGATTACACTGTGGCAACATGTAAATATATGCTAGGAGAAGCTAGAAGTAAATTTGCTACTATTGCAGGACCACAAGGTGGCGGACAATTAAATGGTGACACTCTGAAAAACGAAGCTGCACAAGAAATGGAAAAATTAGAACAAGAAGTTTCAACAGCAGTACCAGGCGGTATGGGATACGGCTTTACCATAGGCTAAAATTCACTTGACAAATCAAACATAATTGTATATAATTGTATGATAACTAAAGGATATTCATATGATTATTGGTATTTGTGGACTGATAGGATCAGGTAAAGGCTCTGTAGCTGACATTCTAGTACAAGAACATAATTATATTAAACTGTCTTTTGCAGATAAACTAAAAGACGGTGTTGCATCTGTATTTGGCTGGGATAGACAGATGCTAGAAGGCGACAATGCTGAATCTAGAAAATGGCGTGAACAGAAAGATGAGTTTTGGACTAAAGAAACAGGTAATGAAATAACACCACGCCTAGTATTACAACTGTTTGGCACAGACTGTATGCGTAATGGATTTTATGATGGTATATGGGTAAGCCTAGTCAAACAAGAATTACAAAAAAATAGCAAACAAAATTACGTTATACCTGATGTGCGGTTTGAAAATGAAGCAAAAATGATTAGGTCATTAGGTGGTAAAATCTGTCAAGTTCGTAGAGGACCAGATCCTTTATGGTTTAGGCTTTACAAAGATTTAGGGCAAGAACCTACAGATATTCATAAGTCTGAATGGGCATGGGCAAACGTACAAATGGATTATGTTTTAGCTAATGATAGTACCCTGGAAGATCTTAAAAATCTGGTGAAAGATCACCTTGCTTCCATTTAGATCCTTCTTTGTGTAAAGTTCTTTGGCAGTTTGCACAAATAGTTTTTAAATTAGAATAGTGACAATTATTTAAATTACCGTCAATGTGAAATACATTAAATTGTTCAGGGTGCTTGCTTTTGTATCCACATTTTTCACATTGAGATTTCTTTTCATATCCTACCTGTTTCCATTTTGGCACACCGTGATTTAGTCCATGACGCAAACACCTTTCGCATAACTTTCTATAATAAATTTTTTTGCCTTTTTTATAATTTATAGCGGCAGGATGCTGTCCACATTTACATAATGGTCTCATAGTGTATTTAGCTCACCTTTATCACCCCTTTTTTACAACATTTGATAGTGTATTTTAAGATTATTTTGCTAAATACTATTAGAATGAATATGTCCCATACGGAGAATATTAACATGGCAGGAGATTTAAAATGGCATTAGTATCACCAGGCGTACAGGTTAGCGTTGTAGACGAAAGTTTTTATACACCAGCTGAACCAGGTACCCTACCAATGATTTTTGTTGCTTCGGCATCAAATAAAGCAAACGGTGCAGGAACTGGTACAGCACCAGGAACAACAGCTGCAACAGCTGGTACACCGTACTTATTAACATCACAAAGAGACTTAGTTGACACTTTTGGAGATCCACTCTTCAAAACAGATACAAACAATAATCCAATTCACGGAAGTGAATTAAACGAATATGGATTACAAGCTGCATACTCTTATTTAGGTATAGCAAACAGAGCATATGTTGTAAGAGCAGACATTGACTTAGGACAACTAGAAGCTTCTGTAACAGCACCAGCTGCAAATCCACAAGACGGAACTTATTGGTTTGACACAAAGAACACACTTTGGGGCATCCAGCAATGGAACGGAGACAGTGTTGTTGATAAAGGTCAAGTGTTTACTAACAAAGTGCCAATTGTTATTACAGACGAAACACAAACAAGCAACACAGGCTCATTAGGAGTCAATGGCTACAGCGGTTACATTCCTGCCGATACTGTTGGAGCTGTAGGCGACTATGCTGTAATTGCTACAACAACTTTAAATAGAATATTCTACAGAAACACTTCAGGAAACTGGGTACTAGTAGGAAGTGATCCGTGGGCAAAAAGCTGGCCAACAATCAAAGGCACAGCTTCTAATCCATCATTAAGCACAGCTAACATTACTATTAATGGTACATCAGTTGCAGTTGATGCCGCTGACACAGTATCAGATGTAGCTGATACAATCAATGGACTTTCAATTACTGGTGTTACAGCTGCAGCAGTTGACAGTAAATTAGAAATTTACAGTGACGGTACAGGTAGTGCTTCAGATGATTCAACACTAGGTGGCGACATTTTGATCGGTGGTGATTCAACATTACTTGGACAAATTGGTATCACTGCTGGCACATATTATCCTCCAGCGTTGACTATTGCAAAACACACTAATATTCCAGAATACAAAATCAGTGATACATACACAAGACCAACAGGTAGTGTTTGGATCAAAACTACAACACCTAACTTAGGTGCAAAATATGTGGTTAAAAAATGGAATAATACTACACAGCTTTGGGAAAGTTCTTCACCTAGCATATACGGTTCAAACAATGAAGCTATATTTAACATGGACAAGTCCGGCGGTGGTGCAAACTTACTAGCTGGTGACTTATATGTGTTAAGCAATGTAGCAGGAGATACAAAACCTTTAGCTACTTTCAAAATTCATCGCAGAACAGGTATTGCTCCTACAACAATTACAAGTTCAAAAATTATTGCAGGAAGCATAAGTGCTGGTACATCAACATTTACTGTTGCTTCAACAGACAATGCACAACTAGCATTTAACACAGCAATTACAGTATCAGGAACTTACACAGGTGCTGTAGCAGATGCTACTGTATTAGCAGGTGCAATTAACAATGCGAATATTGAAAATGTAAGTGCTACAGTAAACGCACAAAATAAAGTAACAATCACTCATGCTTTAGGTGGTGAAATTAAATTTGTTGACACAGACGGTGTACTAACAGAAGCAGGTATAACTCCATTTGTTGATGCCAACAGCGGAACACCTGGTGTTTCTTATGTGCAAGGAACAAGCGGATCAACAAATCCTTTACAACTTCAAGCAAGTCTATGGAGAGTATTAACTTACACTGCAAGTGATAGTGAAGTAACAGCAACAACAGCTGAAGGCACACTATGGTATGATTCAACTGTTGATGAAGTTGACATCATGGTACACAACGGTAGTGAGTTTGTTGGTTACTTGTATGACGGATCAAGTGGACAAAGTGCAACAGCAAGTCCATTTTACGATGCAGACTCAACAAAGACTACAGATCCAGAAGGACCAATCGTAAGTGCAACTGCACCTACAACACAAAGCGATGCAACTGCACTAGTTACAGGCGACTTGTGGATTGACACATCAGACTTAGAAAATTATCCAAAACTTTACAAGTTTAATGCTGCTAGAACAGACTTACCAGTAGAAAACAGATGGTTTGCTGTTGATACAGGTGATCAAACAACTGAAGAAGGCATTTTATTTGCAGATGCTAGGTATAATACAGCTGGTGCAAACAGTGATAAAGCAGGAGACATTGCAGATTTACTAGCAAGTGATTATGTAGATCCAGATGCTCCAGATCCTGCACTATATCCTAAAGGAATGTTGTTGTTCAATCTACGTAGAAGTGGCTTCAATGTTAAAAAATATAGAAGAAACTATATTAGCACAGCT